AAGTCTTCGAAGCATGCAATCGGAAAAAAATGGCTTGAGGCTTATTGGCCCGATGTATTCAACCACGGGCGAATTGTACTATACGACGGAACTACAACTGGAATTCCCCGATACTACGAAAAATGGCTCAAGGAACACAGACCCGACGACTATCGAAAATATTTGACTGATGTCAAATTACCAAAGATCGTAACAGCTCAAAATAAGACGAACGAGGAGGTAAACGACTACAACTTGAACGTTATCGAGAGGAATCTGTCCCATAGACCCAATCCTCTCACGCCGCTCCAGCGAAAGCGAAAATTCTCAGAAGCGGCTCTCAAAAGAATCCATGAAACATTAAAACTATAAGGAACACACACACATGCTAGGTTCTCGTAATTCTCAACATTCTTTTGCACAAATCCCTGATGTCAAAATGGCACGATCTCAATTTGATAGATCGTTCACCGTAAAAGACACAATTGATTTTGACTACCTCACACCCATCTTCGTCGACGAAGTCCTTCCAGGTGATACCTGTAACGTAAACGCTAATACCTTCGCTCGACTGGCCACCCAAAAAGTCCCAATCATGGACAATATGTACGTAGACTTTTTCTTCTTCTTCGTCCCGAACCGCCTCGTCTGGAGCAACTGGGAAAAATTCAATGGCGCACAAACAAACCCTGGCGATAGCACTTCTTATGTACTTCCCTCTCTCGATGCTTTTCCTGCAGGAGGTCCTGAAGTCGGCACCATTTACGACAAAATGGGTTTACCGACTGATGTCGCTGGCTCATGGACTCTGGGTAACACTCTTCCTCTACGCTGTTATAACGCGGTGTGGAATGCCTGGTTTCGCGATGAAAACTTACAGAACTCCGTCGTCAATAACCTCGATGACGGTCCAGACCAAATCGCGGACTACACCCTTCTTAAGCGGGGTAAACGCCACGATTATTTCACCTCCGCTCTTCCCTGGCTCCAAAAAGGCACCTCAGTAACCCTTCCACTCGGAACCTCTGCTCCCGTACTCGGTATCGGTAAGGAAACCAACGTATGGTCCGCTGGACCCCTCAACGTATACGAATCTGACGGTACTACCTCCACCTACGCGAATTACCGAACCATCAACCCGGGCTCCGCTGACGGTAGCTTCCAGGTTGAACAGAACCCATTAGCGACTGCGTACCCGAATATCCGTGCTGACCTCTCGAACGCATCCGCAGCAACAATCAACCAACTTCGTCAAGCATTCCAAGTTCAAAGCTTGCTTGAATTGGATGCTCGTGGCGGAACGCGTTACGTCGAAATTCTCCAGGCCCACTTCAACGTCACCAGCCCTGACTTCCGTCTCCAGCGCCCCGAATACCTGGGAGGCGGCCAAACGCGCATAAACAGCCATCCAGTCGCTCAGACCGCGCCGACCTCTGGTACCCAGTACCCCGGTGACCTGACCGCCTTTGCGACCGCTTCAACCTCAGGAGGCATTGGGTTCACCAAGTCCTTCACTGAGCACGGCTACCTTATCGGTCTGGCTTGTCCTCGTGCCGATATTACGTATCAACAAGGTCTTAACCGTATGTGGTCCCGCTCGACTCGCTACGACTTCTTCTGGCCCAAGCTTCAGGAGCTCGGCGAGCAATCAATCCTTAACAAAGAAATCTATATGGTTGGTGGCGCAGGCGACACATCCGTATTCGGATACCAGGAACGCTACGCTGAGTACCGTTTCAAACCATCCGAGATCCATGGCCAATTCCGCTCCACATACGCCACAAGTCTCGACAAATGGCATATGGCCGAGAACTTTGGCTCCCTTCCCGCTCTTAACAGTACCTTCATAGTCCAGAACACACCCATTACCCGGGCTCTCGCTGTGACCTCTGCGCCGCACATCCTGTTCGACGCTTACTTCCAGTATAAACACGCCCGACCGATGATGACTTACAGCGTTCCACTCTCATTAGGTAAATTCTAATGGGCTGGGAAACGTCTCTATCGAGTATAGGTGGTGACATCGCGATGTTCGCGAACCCAGCCGCCTATATTGCCGGTAGCTCACTCATGGGTATGTATGGACAGGGTCAAGCCAACCAAGCCAATTGGGATAATGCCCGCGCCGCTGAAGCCTTCAGCGAGCGCATGTCGTCGACCGCTCACCAAAGAGAGGTCGCAGACTTAACAAAGGCAGGCTTGAACCCGATCTTATCCGTCAACGCTGGCGCTAGCTCCCCTCAAGGAAACATGTCTCAATCCGAGAATGTATTCGGGGGGTTAGCCGCTTCTGCGGCAGAAGCCAGCAAAATGTACCTTCAGGGTCAAAAACAACAGCAAGAAATTGCACTCATGAAGGCACAAGTCCGTAACGTCAACAAAGACACTGAAACGAAAGGAAGAGACGCAGCCATTGGAAACATATGGCAAACCATTTATAACAAAATAGACCAGTCAAACAAAAGTGGCGCGACCAAAGAGTTGCTCTTGCCCCCGCCCACGCACCAATACAATCAGAATTCAAAACAATACGAACGTGTACCAATCAAAAGGAGTAGATAAAATGCAGATCACGGAAATCAGAGCCGACGGCTCCCTCAATGTCATGACTATCAATGACGAACCCTCCCTTACCCAACAGCAATTCAAAGACGAATGCGATATCAACAACATCATGAAAAAATATTCGAGTACCCGAGAATTCCAACATCTCACATCCAAAGTAGGCCAATACGCCGACTTCACCAAACTAACCAGCTATCAAGACATGCTCCACAGTGTCTTAGCTGCACAAGACGCCTTCGCGTCCCTCCCCGCTGAAATCCGTAAACGGTTTCGCAACGACCCAGGCGAACTCCTCGCCTTCATCCAAGATGACAAAAACTATGACGAGGCACTTAAACTAGGCATTGTCGAATCCAAAACCCCAAAACCAAACGAACAAACTCAAACCCAAACCCAAACCAACGAACCCAAACCATAAAATAACCGACTGCCCTTATCCTCGTCCTCAACCCGCCCCTGATCTTAATTGATCGGGGGCTAACCTATTCCCCATCCCTGTCGAAGATTGTCTGCGTAGCAGAAATCGAGGCAGTCCCTAACATGGCATCAGCCATTCTCTAGAGCTCAGAGGTGACTACTCTGTCGGAACCTCGTGCGATCCCCGCCCCCCGGGCGAGAAAAAAAACAAAAAAATCAAACAGCACCTTTACAAAACGCCTGACATGTTCAATGTCAGGAATCGTCACGAGCAACGTCGCTCGTTACAAACAGAAAGGTCTCAATGCTATGGCAAATTAAAAACAATATAAAATGGTGGTTCCCAACGTGGAACCCCAAAACATGGACCAGTTTTACAAAACGCAACATCAAACTTTTCATTACAAAAGGTGAATAAAATGCAACTGAAAATGTTCTCAATCCGTGATTCCAAAGGTGAAGTCTACAACACACCCTTTTTCAAAAAGACACATGGCGAAGCCGAACGTGACTTCACCGCTCTCTGCAAGGACAGCAAAAGCATGCCCGCGCAGTTCCCTGACGACTTCGATCTCTGGTACCTCGGCACATACGATGACCAAAAAGGTACAGTCGATAGTCTCGCTACGCCGCAACACGTCGTAAAAGCAGTCGAAGTACTGCAAAGGGTGCAATAACGCACCCCAGCCTAATAGACACCCTTGTTGTAATTAGGCCCACTGGTCCCACATAATCAAAAAAGAGGTGAAACAGTGAAACGAAAGCCGATGTCCAAAAAGCATTCCCGCCGTTCATTCCGCTCATCTTCGAGCGTCCACAGTATGAATAAAGTCAACCCGCGCAAGTTCCGCGGCGGTATCAGACTTTAACAAAAAAAAAGGACATACAGAGTGCGCTGTACATCCCCTAGAACCGTCGGTTTTCAAGCCGACGGGAAAACCATTTGCTGGTCCCAAAAAGAGTTTAGCAAGCAATACGCTTGCTTTCAACTACCATGCGGCAAATGTATCGAATGCCGGCTCGATTACGCTCGCCAATGGGCGATCCGCTGCGTACATGAAGCCCAAATGCATGAAAACAACATCTTCCTCACATTAACCTACGCGGACGAACACCTTAAAAGTCCCAAACTCGTTTACGAGGACTGGCAGAAATTCGTCCGTACACTAAGGAAAACACAAAATGCACCCATCTCTTACTTCGTCACAGGAGAATATGGCGAAACTACGAAGCGTCCTCATTGGCATGCCATTCTCTTCAATTACTCGCCTTCAGACCTTAAGCCTTCACGAACAAATGAAATGGGCGATAAGCTCACTACATCCGCTGTCATCGACAGAATCTGGGCTAAAGGACGCCATGAAATTGGCACTGTCACTTTTAAATCCGCCGGATACTGTGCTCGGTATGCGTCGAAGAAACTTGTTCACGGCAAGGACGGTGAACATGACTATCAACCGATATCTAAAAAGTCTTCGAAGCATGCAATCGGAAAAAAATGGCTTGAGGCTTATTGGCCCGATGTATTCAACCACGGGCGAATTGTACTATACGACGGAACTACAACTGGAATTCCCCGATACTACGAAA